TTAAGCTAATGGATTTAGCCGTACTGCTTCCATTAAATGCTCCGGTGAAAAATGGGCGTAAGCCATTGTTTGTTCAATTTTTGAATGTCCTAATATTCGTTGTAGCACCAGAATATTACCGCCATTAATCATGAAATAACTCGCAAATGAATGTCTTAATATATGCGTGGCTTGTCCTTTGGGAACATGGTTTGGCAATGCCCGTTTAACACATTCCCAACAAGCGTAATAGCTAACATTAAAAATATCACTTTCTGTTTTGGTAATATTAATGATTTCACTGTAGAGCGATGGTGAAATAGGAACAGCTCTATTCTTTTTACTTTTTGTATCTGTAAATGTTAGTTTTTGGTGTGTAACGTGTGAGCGCTTTAATGACAATGCTTCACCAATCCTTGCACCTGTAGATAAACATATTTTTACAGCAACAAGAATTTCATTTGATGAAGGACTGTTGTCATTCGTTATCTTATCCAAAAATTCTGGTATTTGATCTTTAGTTAAAAAAGCCAACTCTCGCTCAGAGTTTTTCATTAGTTGAATATTTTTTAACGGATTATCAAATTTCCATTCGTTGTATTTGGATAGAAGGTTGAACATAGCCCTTAATGATTTTAACTCTATATTATTTGTTGCTGGAGAAATGACTAAATTGGGTTGTGCTGAATGATGACTTTCTCTTGTTGATCTATAGTGTAAATAATCTTGAGCCGTAAATTTGACTGCAAGAGGATTACCTATTTTTTGGATAAATATTTTGATGATGTTGTAAGTCTGCTTACCCGTTTTCACCGAATGGCCATGCAATACCCACCATAAATCTAGAAGGTCAGTTAAACGTCGATTATCTTCTTTTTGACCAAGCCAAGGCTTATTGTCCATTTCTTTCATTGTAAAACGTTCAAAAGTGATAGCTTCTCCTTTAGTGGAAAACCGCTTTCGAATACGTTTACCTTCTCGCCCTTGCGGATAACACTCACAAAGCCAAGGGTTCTTGCTGTTGTCTTTTAGATTTCTGATTGCCATAACAAAACCAATAGTACTGTTTTTATATACAGTATTGTTTTTTTGGGAAAAAGCAATGTTTGTTTGTGGGGAATAAAACAGAGGAGGTTTGATGCAGAGGAGTTATTTATGGTTATATAACGAAAAAGACCGCCGCAAAAAGGCGGTCATTTAAAATTATTTATATTTATACGTACTAACAGCGCTTAACTTATAATTTGATAAAAACCAGTTAATTCTTTTATTCTACTTGTTATCAATATCAATTTTATGCCTTAGTGGATAACAATTTTCAACAACACTATCAATTTCTTGATTATTAAATCCAATAACTTTCAAAAAATGAAGCTGAAAGATTGCTTCCATTTTTTGACATAAATTCCAAAGGTCCGCTCCATTGGCATAATTATTTTTTAAGTCCTCATTATAATGAGTAAGATAATTTCTAGTATCTACAATTTGTCTTAAAATCTTCTTCCTGTTTTTCTTATCACCTAGCTTATCTTTAAACGGTTCAATAATTCGTTTTAATCTTTTACTTAAATTAATTTCATTCCCATGCATCAATCGACCGCGAAGCCAATCAATATGTTCTTCTGGGCAATTTTCACTAATTGTTGAAATAAGAGCCGTAAACTCAGAAGGATCCATGAGTTGTTCATCACTAGTTCTTCTATGATATGTTTCTAAGCCTTGAGCTAAAGCTAAAAATTTTCCATCAAGATATTTTTGCGCCCCATTTTTTGTGGAAAAATATAAGCTTAATGTTGGAGAAATAACCTCATATGCATTTAGCCAATTATTAAAAACATCCTGAGCATTATTTTTTATCGTACCGTAAGTGAATAACATCTTGTGCCAAGATTGACTTGGGGCTTTATCTGCAAAAGGAATGCTCTGGTAAAAAATCTTAACTTGAATGGGATATTCTTTTCCATCCATTTTATCTGTTTGTAATGATGATGTTGCTGACACATTTTTCAATGCTACTGTTGTATCAATAGCAAAACACAAAAAATTAGTTAACTTATAAGCTATATCTATAAAGTCATCTAATGGCTTTAACGCTTCAGAACTAAGTTTAAAATACGTACGTTGTGTTATTTTTGCTTCAGTCGTATGAGGAGAACCAGGTAGAGTATATGCAAAGCATATCTCTAGTTTCATACCGTTATTTAGCATATAGGATATATTTTTAGGGGGGATATAACTTATAGTTCCTGTTTTATTTTCCCAATCATTATTTACATTAATACCACTAATACCTACCCACTCATCTAAACAATCAACAGAAAATGATAAAGTATTAAAAGTTAAAATATCACTTTCATCATAAGCAACGCCACTTAAAACTTTATGTACATGAAGTTTTGATTTTGAGATAGATCCAAAAGAAATATTCTTCTTTGTATAGAAGCAATCATCTAAAGTAACTAAACCATCCTTCTCAACATGCCCTATGATTCTACTTAGATTATCATTACCATTAAGAGCTTCAATACTGTTATCAATGAGTCCAACGATTTCTAGTTCAATATTTCCTCCATCTTTAATAGTTAATATTCCAGGGATTTTTTTATCTTCTTGTCCTGGTAGCCAAAAATATCCCGTTTTTGCATATTCTTCTTCTATTCTCATACAATCCTCTAAATAAATATAAGCTCGATTCACGAGTTTTTTCGGTATGCAGCTTGTGTGTTCCGATACGCGATAACGTCAATATACAAGATAAGGTACTATACACCTGATTATATGAAATCATATACATATAAAATGTACTGATTAGATCTTATTTTAGTGTGGTATTACACCTTATTTAGAGCCTAATTATTAAATAGTCAGAAACAGCCTTCTTTAATTTAATGGTTCTAAGCAATTCGGACATATACGCGGTAATGGCAAGATATAACGAAGGCAACGATAAGCGATCTTATGCCTCAGATTTAAAATAAATCTACAATAAGGCTAAACACCTCGAAATAACTTTATTTTAAATATGCTAGTTTGTATCTAGCCGTAAATTACTTATCAATCTGATGTGACCAAAATAGCTGTCAAATAGCCCCTAGAATCAATTTTAAAGCCATAGGTACTGTAGCTCGAATCTAGTATAACTTTTCGCTAAAACAGCTGTCTTTAACAGTATCCATCTAATCGGCACTTCAACTTAAATGAAGGCTATAAGTCTTATTTTAAGATACTTGTTGCATCGATATTAACAATAAATTGTAGTTAATGGTTTGTTGATTATGTTACTGAGTATTTCAAAGGCTATTACGCTTCATAATTAGGGGATGTGTTGGGTGGTATGTAGATACTAAAATTTATTATGGCTATAAAATTATATGAGTGTTGTTTAATTAAAACGGTTGTATGTTATCTTCAAAGGGGACGATGGGTTAGTGTAATTGCTGAAAATAGTATACAAACTCTGATGAAGTTATTACTATATATTCAGTATGTTATGCTTTAAACTTTACAGGTGTCAAAGAATGACTTTTCAAATAGTGGAATTAAATCGTCTGCTTCAAGAAGCTAATAGCGATGAGAGAAAAACTGAAATTAAAGGCGAAATTGAGTCTATTAAAGATTTAGTTGAAAGTGCTATTCGCAAGCATCAACGTGAAGTTGATTATGATTCAAAAGAAATGACTATTGAGATGGTTGTTGATAAATACAGAAAAGGATTGAAAACGGATGACAATGAACTATTTGTTCCTGATTATCAACGAGATTTTGTTTGGTCACTAAGAAATCAAAGTAGATTAATTGAGTCTTTAATTATTGGACTTCCAATCCCTCATATTTTTATTGCTGATGTTGAATCCGGCGATCCAGAGCTTGATGGTCGAGTTGAGATTGTTGATGGTTCGCAACGAGTTCGTACATTGTATGCTTTCTTGAATAATGATCTTACACTTGAACATCTTCAGCTAATTCCTCAGCTCAATGGTTTTAAATTCTCAGATTTGGCTGCGTCAAGGCAGAGAAGATTTAATCGGATATCAGTTCGTATCATTGAACTAAGTAATTGTACCGAAGCAACAAGACGAGATCTATTTGAACGAATTAATACTGGTAGTAACGAGTTAAAACATATGGAGATACGTAAAGGCTCTAAGCATGGTAATTCTCCATTCTACTCAAATGTAATTTCAGTTTGTGCTGATAATGCTGTATTTAAAAAAGTCGTTCCTCTTAGTGAGACAAAGCTTAAAAGAGGTGAAGATCTTGAGTTTACATTACGATTCTTTGCATACTTGAATAATTATCAGAGTTTTGATCATTCAGTAAAAGAGTTTTTAGATATTTACTTGGATAAAGAGTCAGAAAAGTCAGCAGATGAAGTTGCTGGTATGATTGATATTTTTGTGCGTACAATGAATTTTGCAGAAAATAATTTCCCATTTGGTTTTAGAAAGTCGAAGGGGGCAAAAACTACCCCAAGGGTACGTTTTGAGGCTCTTGCTGTTGGTATTGCTTTGGCAATGCAAGAAGATCCAAATTTAAAAGCGGACAATATATCAGATTGGCTTTTCTCTGATGAATTTAAAGACTTAACTACAGGCGATGCATCAAATAGTCGTCCTAAAGTAGTAGCTAGAATTGAATATGTAAGAGATAGGCTTCTTGGTGTATAGAACATATGCAGACTATATTCGATGATTTAGAAGTTAAGAAAAAAGAACTTGAGAGCTATTTAGATCTTATTGATTATTTAGATTCTACGAACTTGATACTTAATGATAATAATGATCTATTTACTGTCAGTAGTAATTTACTAAAAACAACTAAAGGAACTGTATATTTAATTTTATATAATCTAATTGAAGCAACAATGAGAGAAGCGGTATTAGTTATTCATGAGAAGATTTCTGATAATAATATACCATTTGATAATCTGCGTAATGAGTTGAAACTCAAAATTCTCTCTAGAACTAAAAAAGATAAAATTGAACTAAATACTATGTTAGCAAATATGAATGGAAATATAGCATTTATGTTTCATAAAGTATCTTTAAATTCTAAAGATTTATTTGCTGGTAATATTGATCGGAGTGAAATTCAGAAGGTAGCATCTGTCTATGGGTTTAGTTCTAACACTGATTATACTAAGACTAAACACGGTTCTGATTTGAGAACTGTAATGCGACATAGGAATGATTTAGCGCATGGGAACAAAACATTTTCTAGTGTTGGAAGTGAAAAGTCAGCCCAAGCGCTACGGCAATTAAGTAACGAAGTTATTTCTTATATATATGAAATTTCAGATAATATACAAGATTGTATCGATAATAAGACTTACCTTCATTCTGAATCTACATAATGTGTATTAATGTGAGCTATTAACGTATCACCTATTACTTTAGCTAACCGAACTGGAACAGCATTACCTATCATTCTCGCAACACTGCTTATTGAATAGTTTGCTGTTTCTTCGGTAAATTTATAGTTTTTAGGAAATGACTGAATTATAGCAGCCTCTCTTAAACTAATCGCTCGGTTCTGAGTTGGATGACCATAGCGACCGCTTCCATAATTATAAAACTGGGTTGTAATTGTTGGACTTAAATCGTCCCATTTCATTCTTCCGTATACGCTTGTATATTTTTGTCCAGTACTTTTTTTATGACAATTGGCTAATAGTTCTTTTGGCCAATCCTTCCAAGTTCCTCCTGGAAGTGATGCTTTGATGCGTGATAAGTTTATTTCAGACATACCTGCAGCCCGATGTAAGATATCTTTACTATTAGTCTTTCCTGATTCTAATTTAGGAAGATTTCCTATAACGTCTTTTAAGGACACAAAGTTCTCTGGTTGATGTGTTGCTGGGATTAGAGAGATCTCTCCTAATCTTGAGGCTAAAAGTACAAGTCGTTTACGCTTCTGAGCAATCCCATATTCAGGGCAGTTAACAACTTTATGCCATACGTTATAACCATGATTAGATAGAGTTTTTACAAAATCAGAAAACACATCATGTTTTGCTAATTCTGGAACATTTTCCATTGTAATTAGCTCAGGTTTCAATTCTGATGCTAATCTAGAAAAATGATACAGAAGATCCCAACGCTCATCCCTGACTTTAGCTTGTGTATATGTAGAAAATGGTTGGCAAGGTGCGCAACCAGCTAGCAGTCGAATACCTGAAGAACTGAAGTGTGTTGATAACTGTGTAAGTTCTAGTTCTGCAACACTCATATGAATAAACTTCGATCTGTTGTTCTTTTCATATGGAAGACGACATTCCTCATCAATATCATACCCAGCAACAACATTAATTCCACTTTGTTGTAGTCCGTGAGTCAACCCACCAACACCACAAAATAAATCTACAGCAACAATGGACACTATATCTGAGACCTTTTTTGAAAAATAATTAGTTCGGTGTAAGCCAAAAACAAATGAATTAAATTTTTGAGTTACTTTTAGATAGCATGGCATTCTATAATAAGTGCGGTCGATAGACCAATATCATTTCCACATGCTATATTATGCTTTTTATGATGATGTTAACTTTTGTCTCTCTGAGTGTAACTATATGATTTATTGTTTTTTTATATGGAAAGAGATTAACTTTCTACACTCAAGAAAATAATGGTTTCTAATGTGTCATATTATTAGCTAACTCTTTTTATTATTTTTTATCTATCCTCATCGCAACGCGACCAATTACTTTAATATCTTCTTGTGTAACCTCAATTGAAGAGTCGCCAAAATCTATTGCTAGTTTCTTTCCTGGTAATCGCTGGAGATGGTTAATCGATAGCGAACCATCTATATCTATTAAGTATTTTCCTGATGTTGGGTTAGTCTCAAGTGTATTCACAAAATAGAGGTTACTATCTTGCTCTATAACTGTTGTTGATGATTCTTCCAAGTCATATTTTTTCAGAGTAATTAAATCTAAAGATATATGACCTTTAGTTTCTAAGCTCCCATTTGATATTTTTTCTATAGGGAGTGTTTTTATTGAAGAATCTTCTGTTTTCTCAAATGCTTCTCCCTGATCGAGCATGAGCCACTTCAATGAGCATCCCGTAGCTAAATGTGTGCGTAATACGACTTCATAAGGGGTCATATTGCGTGTATGCCATGTTGATATTGTCGACTTTGGAACATCAAATACTTCAGCAAGATCTTGAAATTCAGAGACCTTAGTCAATACTTTTAATTTTTGGGTTATTAATCGACCGCCATCATATGGAAACTGGGGTATTTTCGTTATTGGTTCATCTTTAATTAATTCTGAAGTTGAAGTGCTGTCTATATTTAAATCAGGGCATGTACCTGAGAGTATTTGTTCTTTATCAAACGGTTCTCCCTCACCTAAAGCTAAATATCTTAAAGATGCTCCTGTTGCTAGACATATTCTAACGATAATCTCATGTTGGATCATATCTCGTCGATGCCACGTCGCTATTGTTGTTCTCGGAACACCAATAAGTTGTGCAAGCTTACTGAGATTAGATGCACCAGTAACTGTTAGTAGTCTAGTGGTGAAATCCTTACCGCCTGTGTAATTAAATGTCTTAATTTCTGGTTGAGATATAGTCATCAAGAGTTACCGTAATTATATGTAATAAACTATTTCAATATTTTATCTATTTACTCTTTGCATATAGCTAATGCGACACGGCCGAGAACTACAATGTCACTTTCTGAGATTTCAATAGATGAGTCACCAAAACTCATAGCTAATTTTTTACCAGGTAGTCTTTGCAAGTGATTTAGAGAGATTGACCCGTCAATATCAATTAGGTAACGACCAGAAGCTGGATTTGTTTCTTGAATATTTATAAATAATAACTCTGCATCATTTTCTATTATTTTGGTGCTTTGAATATCGATGCTGTAGCGCTCTAACAATGTCATATCAAAGTTGAAGTTACAGTTATCTTCAACTAGAACACCATTTTGTAATTTCTCTTGAGAGAACTTTGCTAATTGTGAATTATCAGCCGAATTGGTTTCAAAAGGCTTTCCTTCATCTAAAAGTAACCAGCGTAATGATAGACCTGTGGCCAAATGAACAATAATTGAGACTTCAAATGGCGTCGTATCTCGTTGCATCCACGTAGAAATAGTACCTTTAGGTATCCCCAGTCTTCGTGCGAGTCCTACATCAGTAGTTTCATTCAGCACTGACTTCAATTTAGCTATATATGATTTTCCACCTGAATAACTAAATCTTCTCAATTGGTCTTGATTGTTAGTCATTTGAGTCCTATAATCTTTGTGTGAGTTACTTCTAGGTCGAGTGAAGTCGATAAGTAACGAATTTAATTATTTAACTTCTTAGGATACCACTATGTTGAATTATCAAATAGCAATACCAGTCCCATTTGTGACAGTTGAACAATATTGCAACCTTACAGGTATGGCAAAAGGCACTGTTATTGATTACATCCGTAAAGGAAAGATCATCATAAAGAAGAAGGAGCTACCGAGAGAAAAGCCTCTAATTAATATGGTAGCAATGCAAAGACTTGCTCAACAAGAAGCTGAGATTAATTATCCTTAATTTGGCTGTCTTCTTTCATATTATAGTCGACTTATTTTGACTGCTTTAATTGACTCGGTTGGATGCATTTATGATTCGCTAGCCGTAAATTGACTTCATTTGAATTGTGACATATCAAGGAACGATAACAATGTATGCGATTCCTCAGCCCAAACAAGACGCATTTTACAATGCAGCTATTCGTTTCTCTGAACGTGAAAACTTAGAGCAGATTGCAATTGAATGTGCGTTAAAACCACAGATGCTACGAAACAAACTAAACCCAAATCAACCGCACCAGTTAACGGTACGGGAATTGGTGATCATCACTAAGCAAAGCGGGAATAGTGATTTAGTAAATAGCGTGTTGCTTGAGTTGGATTTAACTGCAGTGAAGTTGCCATCACAAGGTGAGGGGAAATCACCCGTGATGGCCGCAATGACCATTAATAGTCACGCAGGCGAAATTAGTCGTCACTTAGTTGAAGTAGAAACGATACAGCGTTTAACCAGACGCAAGAAAAATGAAATTGTTAGTAAAGCCCAAGCTGCTATGCGTGAGTTGGTTTTATTAATGAATGATGTAGAAAACCGTTGTCAGGCAAGCACGCCTTTTATGTCGATGTGTACAGATGCAGTGATGAACGGTTTACCTATTCCCGGTTTGGTATAAGGAATTGAAATCATGATGCAGGCTCAACAATTACAGAATCGAATACCATCAGCGACAGAATCATTGGCAAACATTCATGCACTGTTTGGAAGTGAATCAACAGTAGGGCTGATTTATGACCATTTACCTGAAGATTTAAGACGGGCTATTTGCTCTGCAGCTCGATTAACCAAGGCTCATATATCAATGCCACTTGCTGAGATGGATGAAGTATCAAGAGCAAAAGTGTATAGAGCAGTAAATGCGTTATTTGAAGCGTTAAAACCATTGGCTAATCGGCCACTAAAAGATTTTAGGTAATTGAGATGAACTATTTAGCAGTATTTTTGGGTATTGATGGTCGCATTGTTCGTAATAATGACACTTCAGAAGTAATGAATTTACAATTGGGTGAGTTTGATAATCTTGAAGTAGCGATTGAATCAGCTAAATCTCAATTGGAATATGAAATAGAACAAAACGGTGTGTTAGTTAAAGGCTCTAATCAAGGTGGATTTTTGATTTGTGATATACAGGAGTTTGCCGAGTTATGATTGAACCAAGACTAAATAAAATATCCGGGCTTATGTCCGGTTTTTTTACACCTCAAGAAATCAGGCAGTATACAAATGCACAGCCAAACTTAATAAGTGAGGCTGAATTTTTCATGCTTGGGCATTCTGACGATAAAGTTTTAAAACAAGCTTTACACTATTTTGATCCGAAGCTTCCACGAAACTTTGCCCCGCAGGGCAGTCGCGAAGCGGCTGGGGGTAATAGCCTTGTCCAGCGGCGCAAAAGTCCGACAAGGGAGGAATTAGCGCAAAAAGGGGCTCAAGCGACAACAAGAGCTAAGAAGCAACGCCTAACACAATGGGGTCATTTGCTTAAAAAAGTGAAAGCGCGTCGTGGTGAGAATGTTAAGTATGAATTTGCCTCTAAGCCATTAACGTTTGAGCCTATTGATCTAAATTGGCAGCAAAATCCTATTGGCTGTTTGCATGCACATGGATTTGTTCAAAATGCGCCAGTTATGGCTCGATTGTTTCATCGTGATTGGTCGAATGAATGGCGAGTTCGATTGCAAGCTCAATCTCGCCCATCAATTATGCCACCGGCTCAATCTGGTGAAAGATTTACGGATAAGTTAACTGATGGTGCTGTTCGTAAAGTGTTTGAATCGGGTGCGTATGTTCAAGCATTACGTGGTGGTTACACTACTTTTGGCACATTGACGTTTACAGAAGCACAGCGCGAGAAAATATTAACTAGTAAACCACAATCAAAAAATAGAACTAAGCCAGGTTTATTTGGAACCATCGTCGTTATGAGTCCTCATGGCAAAGAACCTTATCGAATCAAAGCTTCTGGTTCTTTCTCATGGTTGGATGATATGGGTAAGCAAGGCGAGATGGCGGCCGTTAATCAAGAATCGATTAAACCAACAGGGGAGATTGATGAATTTGGCCGTAAGATTTTTGATATTGGTGATCCCTGTATTCGTGCTAGCGGCCCATGGACAAAAATTCGCGATTACTATCCTGATTCAAGCATTGGATCTGAAGTTAGTCGTTTTATCGATTTAGCCCAAAAGATGTATCAGCGTGGTTGGGTTCCTGACTATATGCCTGCTCGAGTAAAGCGTGGGCAAGAGAGAGTAAAACCTGCAGGTACTAAATGCGGAAAGATTATTGCTGATGGTCCTTTTACGCCTATTCGTCGTGGTGATCGTAAAGATAAGATAATTCAACATCCTCGTTGTAAACAAATAAAGAAAAACGTGTTTAAAATTTGCGCCGTTCCTCTTGATTATTGTTGGGTAGCTGAAATGCCAGCTAATGAAGATGGCGAACCAAATCCGCATGTTCATATTTTATTACGTTGGCAAGTGCCTAAAACACACTTCTTTGCATGGGTAGGACGGTTAGAACGTATTTGGGGTAATGGTTTTGCCAAAATTGAACGTATTAAACATGCTAAAGCGGGAGCTTCATACTTAGTTAAAGCTGTGGGCTATGCAGCAAAGGGAAGCGACGGCAATCAAGGTTTGATTCGAGGTAACCGCTATAGTATTGGCGCTGTTTCAAGAGCCAAGGATTGGGAAGAAATGGGCAGTTTTATTGCTGATAATATGGCAGCTATCATTGCTGAATGTGAAGAAAAGCTTGCCCGTAAAAATGCCCATTATGATGAGGTTTCTCGCCATGCCCGTATTAAATTAAAGCAAGCGAAAAAGCTGCACCAAATAACAAAGAATAATAAAAAGTTAGATGATGATGTGAAGGCCAAGCGTATTGAAAAGCTTAAGGCAAGAATGTTGGAATTTGATCATGAAATTACGCAAGCCAGAGAGACTAAACGTAAACGTGGGGTGATAGCGACAGGCCATTACCAAATTACTTTTACTGGTGATAATGCGACTGAAAATTTTGATAACTTCTTAGGTTGGGCGTTTAATTGCCGCCAATGGCAGGCTAATACTCGTAATGAAGCAGTGAAACTAGAGTTAGAACAGGCCAAAGCTGAATTAATTGATGAAATGAAAGCTGAACATAAAGCCTTGCAAGATACTTTGGATATAACTGATCAGCAATTAGAGCGTCTAGCTTATCTGGATAACCGTTTAGATAATGTTCATAAGGAACTGAATTATGCACGGACGTCACGGTTAAGGATGGCTAATACATTAAAGCAGCAACGTAGCTATTGGCGTGGATATGAATCTGCTTTGCCAGCAAACCGTTCGAGCTTAGATTATTGGTCAGCCTTTCTTAACCGCTATGAGTTGGAACAAGAGGTTGAAGATAGAGATCAGATATTGTCATTAGTTCACCAAGGTGATTTGTCATGCGTGACGAACAGAATATAACAGCAACGATAACTACCGCACTATAAGTAAAGCAAGTCTCTAACTTATTGCTTTAAAAGAGACTGTGATTAATTTGTTATTAATGTTGCATGTTAGTGCTTATGCAATCAATAATTCTCACGGACGAATAGCTACTGTATACTTGTACAGTGCTTTTGTTCGGGAGTGGCTATGGAAAACCTCAATTGGCGTGCATTAGAGTTTATTTTAAACGCAGCCGCGCAAAATACATTGGAATGCTGTAACGAAGAAGTGTTGTTTTTGGTGGGTTTAATTATCAAGCAGGAACAAAAAAGGCAGCTTGATGCTGCCTGTGTAGAAGAACTTAAAGCAATGATAATTGACTATGAAGTTGCTTTGCTTGCTCGGGAGACATTACTTTCACCAAAGCCATAACTAATTCATTAGTATTTTTAGCAGACGGACTCAGAGTGTGGCTAAAACCAAGTGACATCACAAACGTATGTCCACACTCTGGATCTGTACATGAGCAATATAAATCTGCAGACGTACAAGAAAACCAATTAGTTTTTCCTATACGTGCTTTTTCACCACATTGATTACAACTAACACGCATCGCCATTTGAATAATCCACCTTGATTTGATGAATCAATTATAAGTCAATTGCATGTTTATATGTACACTTATGATACTAATATTAGTCTTTGATTCGCTTTTACATCATTATCAGAATTTATCAATTCAATGACTTTACGAGCCAACGGAATTGACTCATTTTTCTTGTAAGTTTCATCTGCTTTTATCGGGTCGCCTAAGTTAGCCGTACCACTTGGAATGATCCCCGCTAAACCTGCTGGGAATCGGTGGGCTGATAACATATCTTGAGCCGTTACACTTTTAATGGTGTTGAAATCATCTTTTGTCGCAATGTCACCCACCGGGATAATTTTAATACTGTCTTTGTTACCGTTAGGAATATTGACAAATAAACTGCGAAAATTACCCACGCCTTTACTGCCTTGCATCGCTTGTTTTAGTTCATCTTCTTTTTTGCTATCTAAACTTGGATCCGATGTGATGTGTAGAAAATAAAACCACAGTGAGCGCCGTTCTTATAATACTTGCGTCTAAATAGGGTTGCGTCTGTATTGAGCATGGCAGATTGTAAGCCACCGATATAATCAGGTACCCCATAGACTTGCTGATAAGGGTCATATTGCTTCATAAAGATAACATCTTTAGCAGCATAGGTTTTATGGTCGCCATCACGTTGTAAATACTTATAACTACCGTCTTTACAGACACGTAGCCATACACTGGATAGACACACTAATGCGATAACTTGATTGATACGATTGCGGATTTTTAGCAATGCAGCATCACCAAATAAGCAATAGTTAAAGATAAAAGCTTCCAGTTCGTGGCGTTGTAGTAATGGCGATAGGGTGATTTGTTCTGCGGCCATATTACGACGGCTGAAAATAATCGGTCCATGATAGGGATTACTTTTGCTGATCTGCAGTAGCGCACCTCGGTCTAAAGGTGGTACCCAAAAATCATTATAATCATCAAAGTAAATGCCGCCTGTATCATCAATGCTATGTAGCATGTCAAAAGGGTTAGCAGATTGCCATCCTTCAGTACCAAAGCTAAATACAGTAGCGGGATTGTTGTCTGCAGTCGTGGTTAGGCTGCTGTTGATATTGTTGTCCATGTAGAAGTCCGTTTCGTATTGTGATCAAGAGGTTCATTAGCTGCTGCATGTGATAGTGCAAAGAAAACATCGGCATGACCTGTGGTTTCAGTGCGATCAGCTTTAAAGGTCATAACATTGGTACTGCCCGTAACGCCTCGCTTAATTGATAGAAAGCTAGCAGCGATATCTTTGTGTTCTGCATCCCAGCAAATACGTTGGCTTTCGATTAAATCAATCATCTTTAGTACCAGGCGATTTTTACTTTCGACGCTGTAATGAATCGCATGTGCCTCACGGGGAAAGAGGTTGTAGAGCAAATCAAATACCCCTGAACCGATACCAGTAATATCTACCCCGATATAAGTTACGTTATAGCGTTTGGTGATCTGCTTAATTTGCTCAACATGGTGTTGAAAGTTAAGACCACGCCAGTGGTGCTTTTCTAATACTCTGAATTTTTCACCATCAAATTGTGGCGGTGCCAGTACAACTAAGGTGGCGTTATCCCGCGTTCTTGCCGGGTCATAACCTAACCACACTTCACGATTAGCAAAAGGCCGCACGTTCTTGGGCTTAAAATCTCGCCAGCTACTTGCATCAACCCCGCATTTTTCTAACTGCTCAAACTTAAATACGCATTGGGCATCGTCAACGAAAATACACATGAACAAGTTTTTAAAATCATCATCACTGTATTCATCGCGTAGTTCGTCAACATCGAATAAACCACAGCCACCATTGGCCGCATCAACAATGGTGACGATGTAACGCCATTGTTTATCTGGACATAACCGACCACCATCGCGCATTTCGTCAAAAGATGGGAACTCTTTTTGTTGGCGGTCTTTGCGTTCACCTTCCATTTATCACCCGTCCAAAAACCATAGGCAGGGTGGCCTTTAGCTGATGGTGTTGAAAAATAGGTTTTACGCCATTTTTTATGGGTAGCCATCGCGGATGCCAGCTTGTTGAGCTTTTCAAACTGGGGGATCCAAAAGTATTCATCAATATAAACATGACCGTGGTATGACTGGGCGGTGTTGCTATTGGTTGATAAAAAACGTAACTCAGCATCACCATGGGCGGTTTTTAGTACGATAGGGTTACCGCTTAGTTCTACGCCTAAGAATTGCTTACCTAAGGCAATAATGTAACTACGGAACACTTCTGCCTGCGCCCGTGATGCAGATAAAAATATCTGTGGGTCACCAGTTAATACCGCTTGTTCTAATGCTTCACCTGCAAAGTAGTAGGTAGCACCAATTTGGCGCGATTTTAAAATATTACGGGTGCGCTGATGTAAGTTATTGCGCATATCATGTTGATATTCAAATAAACTATCGTGCCATTCTGTAAAATCTTCTGCTGTTAAATGGCTAACATCATTCTTTTTTGGACTGCCTTTCTTTTCTTTTTTATTGCTGCCTTTACTGCTTGAGCGTTCCTTATTATTGGTGGAGTGATCACTATTTTCTGATGCTGGGGCTTTTTGTAATTGGGCGCGTTGCTTCTTCAATGTCACATGCTTATCAATCAGCATGCCGAGTTCTTTTATCTGATTAGGCGATTTCTCTGGTAAATCAGTCAGCATCACAATGCGTCTAGCGATAGCATCATCCACTTCTTCTTCACGTAGCAAATCACGCCAACAATATTTGTCAGCCCAATAATAAACAACCCGAGCATTGGGTAGCCCTAGTTCTAACCGTATTTCGTCAGGTGTCCAACGTCGCAAATATAGCCGTTTAGCTGCTTCACGAATTTCAGGAGAGTATGCCATGACGCAATGATACGCATAGTGATCATTCAAATGACTAATGAGTGTTCGACGTATTTCTGTTTTTCATCAAATCCGAATTGGGTAGAACGTCAACAGGTGCGAATGGTTACGCTATTGCGTATTCTTGCCGTGATTTGATAATTCGCTTGAATAACACTATGGATGAAGCATGGCAGGGAAGCTAAAAACCGGATGGATTCGGGTCGCCACGGAAGGCGACACTATTGATGGCCGCGCTATCAGTGGGCAAGACTTACTGGATATGGCGGAGTCCTATAACCCTAATGAATATGGAGCACGCATTTGGCCTGAACATTGGCGTTGGTACGCTTGCGGTGATGTGTTGGAAGTGAAGGCAGAAGAAGTCGACGGGCGTATGCGTCTGTTTGCTGTGTTAGCACCAAACTCAACAATGATTGAATTTAATCAGCAAGATCAAAAAGTATATAGCTCGATTGAGATTCAAGACAATTTTGCTAACACGGGTAAACCTTATTTGGCCGGACTTGCTATTACCGATTCTCCCGCCAGCCTTGGTACTGATCGTATTAAATTATTTTCAGCTAATTCCAATGGCCGTATTCATACTCAACCTGAATTATTCATGATGGATGAACTACATGAAGAAAAAGGCGTAATTCGTCGATTGTTTAGTTTTGGCAAGCAATCGCCAACCCCAAAACCCAAAGAAGAAGAAGCTATGAACACGGAACAGTTTGGTGCGTTAACGTCATCATTGACCGCACTTGCCGAAGGACAAACGGCATTAACAGGCTTATTAAAAAAGCATTTTTCTGTACAGCCTGATCAAGTAGTACCTGATGCCGTTCCCGAACCGGTATTAGAGCCTGAAGTCCCAAAGGATGGTGTAACGGCAGAACAGTTTAGTGGTTTAACAAATGCCCTTAACCAGTTGGCACAAGGTCAGAAAAGTCTAAATTCGCAATTCAGCAAGCTACTGGAAGAAAATCCAGATCAACGTCCAGATAATTCTGGCGGTGCTGATTTTGATACTAACTCATTGGTTTAAGGAAGCAGTATGCAATTGAATCAAATGGCGAGTGCCAACTTAAATCAATATGCTCAGCAATTGGCAAAAGCTTATGGTGTTACTTCCTCTGAAAAGCTGTTTTCTATTTCAGGACCAAAAGAAACCCAATTACGTCAGGCAATTTTAGAATCTGAAGCTTTCCTAAAGCGCATTACGGTTGTGGATGTTGATCAGATAGTCGGGCAGGTTGTCGATGTTGGCGCACTTGGCTTACATACTGGTCGTAAAGCTGATGGTCGCTTTAATAAAAAAGCTGATATTCGTGGTAACACTTACCAGCTAAAAGAAACGGATTCTTGCTGTGCGATCACATGGGATACGTTAAGTGTGTGGGCCAATAGTGGCAGTGCTGGCGAGTTTATGAAGTTGTTGAATAACTCGGCCAATATTGCTTTTGCATTGGATATGCTACGTGTTGGTTTTAATGGTATCTCAGCTGCAGCAACTACCGATCCTGATACCAATACGAATGGTGAAGATGTCAATATTGGTTGGCAACAAATCATTGCGACTAAAAGTCCTGACCAAATTTGTAATCTTGATGTGTATTTAGATTATGCAGGTGGTGGTGATTATAAAACGTTGGATGCCATGGCATCGGATTTAATCAATAACTACATTCCTGCGCAATTCCGTAGCCATCCGGGCTTAACGGTATTGGTTGGTGCTGATCTCGTCGCCGAAGAAAGTGCCCGCATTTATGACAATGCCGACAAGCCAAGTGAGAAGAAAGCCGCGCAGCAATTGCCGTTTTCTATTGCTGGCCGTCCTGCAGTGGTGCCGCCGTTCTTCCCGGGCAAGCGTATGGTAGTGACGATTTTAACCAATCTTCATATCTATACCCAAAAGGGTACTCGTCACCGTAAAGCGGAACATGTAGAAGATCGTAAAACGTTTGAAAATACCTATTTACGTTGGGAAGGCTATGCCGTTGGAAACCATAAATGCTATGCCGGATTCAATGAAGCAAAAGTGCATATTGGTGCCGATCCAACACCGGCTTCTATAACTGATACACCGCCAGCAGAGTAATGTTATGAGACGTTCCCCGTGTAGTCGAGATAGAGAAATAAAACATGCTCGTTCAACCGTGGAACGGGCTCATAAAACTGGGGTGTTATCACCAGAGTCAAACAGCTTACATTTACAGTTGATTGCGCTTGATGCTGATTTGAAACGTCTTAAAGAGCTTGATCGCGTCCAAGACCGAATCACCATGAAGCGCGATGAACTGTTACCCAAGTACCAACCCTATGTGGAACGATATTTGGCAGAAGGTGACGTGTTTAAAAATAGCCTGTTTGCACATGTTGTGGTTTGGCTATTTGATATTGAAGCGTTTGATCAGGCAATTAAGTGGGGTTTGGTATGTATCGAACAAGACCAACCCACGCCCGATAATATAAAGCGCAATTGGCCGCATTTCATTGCTGACATGATATTGCAATGGTGTGAACGCCAAGCGGAAAACGGCCAACCTGTTGAACCGTATTGTTCAACCATCTTTAGCAAAGTACGCCACGATTGGCGATTAAATGAAAAATTAACCGCCAAGTGGTTCAAGTTTGTTGGTTTACTGTTTATTCGAGATATGGACGGCAAACCGTTACCAAGTGCGATAGATGATGTTGATAAATTGAAAGCCGCCCAAGCGTTATTACTTGAGGCACATTCATATAATTCGAATATTGGGGTTAAGACCCTGATAGACAAAATAGATATGCGTATTCGTAAATTAGCGGATACCTGAACGACTACCGACCCCCAAGGGAACTGAGCCGAGGTAGTGCAGCAGCAATGCTAAACAATAACCAGTGACGCTTTTGTTTCCCTTACCCATTTAGGTGATGCGATGAGTTTTGGTGGCAAGCCCAATACTAGCGATACAACGAAAATAAGCGGCAATGGATGGCCTGATTTATTCACGGATGATTTCCGTCGTATTCGTCGCATTCCACCTGTTTTTGATAATGACTCAATGGCGATGGCAATAACCATTGCTGCAGATGCAGTGCAAGTTGAGTTAAGTCGGTTATGTGAAGCGGGTACCCCGCCAACCTTAACTGATGTACAAGCCGCGATTTATACACGTGCGGTTTATGCGCGTGCTCATGGTGATTTATTGCCAGAATTTGCGACGCAAGATAGACGTAAAGAAGCCAATAACATGGCAACCGATGAACCTGAACAGCAACACCAATTTTGGGCGCAATCAACCCGTGATATTCGCCAATTATTAGGCATGGGACGTTTTACGGTAGGGCTGATTTAATGACAACCCAAACTAAATTAGAACATTTAACCGCTTATTTGTTATCGCACTTAAATAGCAATTTATTGGATAACAAAATTGATGCGTGGCAAGAACGGGCAACAATTCAAGTTGACGGTGAAGACAGAGGCAATGGCGGCACGATTGCAGCCCAGTGGCGTTATCACGCGGTCGTTTCTATTGAAGATTTCCCGCATCAATTATTAGATCCGCGCAACCTGTTCGCATTGGTGGCGTGTTGGTTGGCGGATTATGACCGTGACCGTAATTATGAAGAATTAGGCGATCCGGAAGTCAATATTGATGTGAATAACCATGAATCAGCCGATGTTGCTATTGAGCTGGAAATGATGGAGCCCATCGAAATGATACCTGACCCTAACGGCATGATCACATGGCGTGGTGAAAAGTATCGAGTGCAAGCGGTACCCATTGATGTTGCTGATGATGTTGAGGTGAGCAATGACCCTGACTATTCAGCTTAATGAACGTGACCGCTTAAAAACTATCGAAAAAATGGCATTACTTGCCATGCCACCTAAAAAGCGAATTTGGTTACTCAAATCACTTGGTCGGTGGGAACGCCAGAATGCTAGGCGCAGAATTAGCCAACAAAAAGATATTGATGGTAAAGCACTAGCATCACGTAAAGGCAAAACAAAAGGCAAGATGCTAAAGCGGTTAGGCAAAGGGTTAGAGCCTTATGTCAAAAATGCTAACCGTTTAGAACTGACATGGGGTAACCGTTTAACTGGTCGAATTGCAGCAAGGCATCATACAGGCCAGCCGCAGAAAATGACTGCCAGCCAAATGCGTAAACGCTGGGGAACACCGAATTATTCGGCACCATGCAGTAAAGGCCAAGCCCGTAAATTACGTGAGTTGGGTTATACCGTTGCCAAGAAAAATGGCAAGGGCAAGAAAAAGCCCACATTGCGTTACTTAATGGAAACCGTTAGCCATGGCAAAGCAGGGTTAATTATTCGTGAGTTAAGTAACCAACCTCATACCGTCGCATGGGATATTCCGTTACCAGAGCGAAAGATTCTAGGTAGCAAAGAACAGGATGTTAATCGTCAGCTTATTAAATTAATTGAGCAGGCAAATAAAAGGAATTAGGAATGGCTATTGGTCAGGTAGAGGTTAATAACCTCAACTTAGGGCAAGGTAGTGCGCCCGAAATTGAACGCCACTTTTTGTTTATTGGTCAAACGGCCAAAACAGAATTACAAGGCACTGTTACGCGTATTAACGCGGCCACTAATTTAGATGATGTAGTGGCAAATGATGCGCTTGGTAATAACGTCATTGCAGCGCAAGCCAACGGCAAACAAAACTGGACAGCTGCAATTTATGGTTTAGGTGATGGTGCCTCTTGGGAAGATGCGATCGACCATGCTAATCAATCAGACAGCTTTGAAGCCGTGGTGTTGGTTGATGTAACCACTGATAAAGCCCAATTTGATTTAATGCAGGCAAAAGCTGAATCATTAACTAGCAAGCTAGGTCGCTGGATTTTCATTCTAGCTGCTACTCCTGGTATCGATAGTGAAGCTCAAACTTGGGCAGCCTATGAAACCGCGATGCTTGAATTAGTTAAAGATGTGGCTGCGCGTTGGGTTGTGCCAGTACCAATGCTTAACGGCAACAATATTGGTGTGTTAGCCGGGCGTTTATGTGATCGCATAGTAACGATAGCAGATACACCAATGCGTGTTGCTACCGGTTCGGTGTTGTTATTAGGTGCGATGCCAACGGATAGTGCAGGCAAATTGCTGGAAATGTCCACCGTTACCACTTTAGCTAATGCCCGTTATTCAGTGCCACAGACTTACCCCGATTATGAGGGGGTGTATTGGTCTGATGCCATGACGTTGGAAACCAAAACGGGTGATTATCAGTTTTTGGAATATGTCCGTCCGGTACACAAAGCCAATCGTCGTGTGCGTTTCAAGGCTATTAGCCGTATTGGTGATCGCATTCTTAATTCAACACCGCCAAGCATTGAACTAAACCGCAGCTTTTTCCGCAAAGTTTTGTTTGATATGGCATTTACCACTGAAATTGGCGGTATCACCTTCCCCGGTGAAATCATGACTCCGCGTGATGAAGATGTGCAAATTGTGTGGGAAACCAAAACCAAAGTGGTGATCAGCATCATGGTGCGACCTCACAATTGCCCTAAATACATCGTGGTTAATATCGCGTTGGATTTGAGCCACGGAACGGAGAAATAACTTATGTCGATGCGTATTTCTGGCAAGAACATGCACTTCACCTTGGGTGATATTAAGTTAAAGGCGCAAAAGGTCACGTTATCTATTACCGACAATTCAGCGGTTAATAAAACAGGTGGTGTACCTGATGGTTATGTGGATGGTGATGTGGAAGCCTCGGGCGAAATGGAACTCGCCACCTCCCAATTTAACTTGTTAAGTAAAGCGGCTAAAAATGCAGGCTCATGGCGTGGTTTACCTGATTTTGATGCCATGTGGTACGGCAAAATTGATAAAGACGAACTCAAAATTGAAGCCTTTGGTTGTCGTATTAAATTATCTGATTTGCTTGATATTGATGCCAATGGCGGCAGTGCTTTAGTTCATAAAGTGCCGTTTGATGTTACCGATCCTAAATTCGTTCGTATTAATGGTGTGCCTTACCTGCGCGATGACGAAACTAGCGATTTAGTGCAGTAGGGGGCTGGATGGCAGATGTTATTGATAACGGCTGTGAAACGGAAGCCAAATTCACCGAAATGGCGTTGGCGAATCATCGAGCAAAATCATTTAAGCCACAAAAGAAAAGTGCGGCAGAGTGTGAAGAATGCGGCGACCCAATCTCCATTGCTCGCCAATTAGCGGTGCCGGGGTGTCAATGTTGCGTAATGTGCCAACAGCTAAAGGAATAGCTCAATGCATGATTGGTGGGATCGATTAACAAGCTGGATTGCTTACACAATTTCAGCATTTGGAGTGATCATTAGTTCACTCTCAATGGAAGATTTATATTTTATGTCGTCCATTGCTGTGGGGGTTATCGCCTTGTTATTGAATGTTTGGCATAAGCGAGTAATGCAGCGCATTGCCAGAGAAAAAGGGATTTATCTCAATGAACAAGTTTAAAAAGATAGTGTGCAGTGTGGTTGCTGCCATTGGTGTGCTGGCGGGTGGTGTTGCTGTTGAATCAACCGCGCCAGTGGGCCAAGTGGTGATTGCCGGTGAAAAGGTTGCCACAGTAAAAACCAGTCCTGCAGGTTTCGCATTAATGGGCAATGCAGAGGGGTGCCGCTTAGATCCTTATAAGTGTCCGGCAGGTTTAGTCACTAATGGCATCGGTAATACTCACGGGGTACCAGAGCGACCCATTGATATTACCCAAGTGGCAAAAGATTGGGCGGTGAATGTTGAACAGGCGGAACAATGCTTAGTGAACATAGCTCCCAAAGATAACCCCATGAGCCAAGGCCAGCATGATGCCTTTACCTCATTTGTATTTAATACCGGTTGTACTCGATTTTTAAAAAATAAAGATGGTACCTCAACCCAAATAGCACGATTGATTAAGCAAGGTGAGTATGTCCAAGCCTGCGGCCAGTTAAAACGGTGGGTATATGGAGGAGGTAAGAAATTGCAAGGATTGGTAACTCGACGGGGTAATGAATATGACCGTTGCATGGCAGTGGATTAAAAAAGCATTAGTGATCCTGCCGTGGGTATTGGTGGCGTACTTAGCGTTATCAGTACGGGCGTTAGAAGTTCAAAAGCTAACGGCACAACAAAGTCGTGATCAGGCGTTAATGGTGAATCAAGTTAACCATGCCCAAATACAGCAATTAGTTAGTCGTAATCGCACCATTAGCCAGTTATTACAACAACGCCAACAATTACACATAGCGCAGGAGGCTAAGTCGCATGAAACCACAGCAGCACTGCGCAAAGCGTTGGCAACAAAGGCATGTTATCAGCAGTCTTGGCCTAATGATGTTATTAAGCGGTTGCAGCAACCCTATTAATCCGGTGCAAGTTGAAGTGATCACCTTGTTACCCGAGCCCAGTTTAATCACTCAGTGTAATAAACCGAGATTAACAGGCACCACGCCAGCCCAAACAGCGGCAGACGATGTGCCACGGCTAAAACTGGCATTGTCGCAATGCGCAGCCCAAGTCCAAGATTATTTAACATGGTACGCAGAACAAGCGGCCTTATTAACAAAGTGAGTTAACACATGGAACAGAAAAAAGTTGTATTAGAAATTGGCGGTCAATCATTGTCATTTGTACCAACAGAAGTTGATTACAACGATTACATGAATGAACTCATGCCAGATAACAAAGTGGCTCCTGCGCATAACTTTGTATTCAACACTGCAGTTGAAGCAAGTAAACCCGCATTGCGTGACATTACCGCCAATAACCCTGCTGCAGTAGTACAGATTGCAGGTGTGTTAATGCAAGAGTTCGCGCCAGCATTAGATATTAAAGTAAAAAAATAGATGCCTTGGTTACGGCATTAGATCGTAACGACTTTGGCAAAATGTTGGCTTGGCGACGTAAGTGGCTGCCAAGCGAAAACGACAGTGAAGCCAATTTAGCCCGCGCAGTGTGGTTAGAAAAAAATCACTGGGAAAATATGGCAATTGCCACGGCTAATGGAGTAGCTAAGGCGTTTAGTAGTTAAAGCAAGGATGCAATTTTGAGCCTACCTGATGCGCTAATGTTCCAAGTCGGACTGATAGACAGAATCAGTAAACCGATTGCTCATATTCAACGCCAATTCGGTGATCTTGGTCGGGAATACCGTTCGGGTACCCATACCATGATTGCGGGTGCAGCAGGTGTTGCGGGGGCAGGTTTTGCCTTGCAAGCAGCGTTAATGCCTGCGATTGAAATGGATAGAGCACTTGGTGAAGTTAAAGCATTGGGTGTGGCTGATGAAGCGTTAAGTGCAGTAGCAAAAGAGGCAATGTTCTTTTCTGCGAAATACGGTCAAGCTGCCGTGGATGTGGTGCGTAATTCAGAAACTATAACTAATTATATGGGGCAGATGCCCGGCCACGTGTTGGCGTCTGTTTCTCGTAGTTCAGCAACGTTAGCCATGGCAATGAAGTCGGACGCTGACACTGTTGGGGTTTATATGAAAACCTTATACGGGAATTATCAGCAACAGGCTGATGCCATGGGAAAAGATGTTTGGGCAGCACAAGTGGCAGGCATGACAGCCGAAGTTAAAAAGCTATACGGCACCAACATGGACCAACTTAGTGGCATGGTTGATGGTATGCACTCGTTAACATCAAGCCTTGGTGTTGGGCTGCCTGAACAATTAGCTGTATTAGGTTTGCTGAATACTCAAATGAGCGAGGGTGACGCTGTCACTCAATACACCAACTTTTTAGAAGGTGCGATTGGGGCACAAGAAAAGTTAGGCGTTAGCTTGGTTGATAGCCAAGGCAATTTGCTGCCAATGCTGGATGTTTTGAAGAAGATAAAGCCATTGATTGCAGGAATGTCAGGGATTGAAGCCCGTAATTTTCTAGATAGCGCAGGCTTAGGTGATGGTTCATTAATGCTAATGAACATGATTGAAAAAACTGACCAACTCACACATGGCATTAATACTTTGGGTAAGGTTAAAGGCATGGAAGCTGCCACCAAGATGGCCGCCACGATGACTGATCAATGGCAACGATTAGAGCAGGGATTGAATTCAGTTCGAATTGCCTTTGGTTATGCGGTAATGCCAGCCGTATTAGAGGTGGTCAGTGTGTTATCCAATGGTGCCCAAACCTTGGTTCAATGGACAACAATTTTACCCAATATTACCCGTTACATTGGTTATGCCGTGATTGGTTTCTTTGGCTTGGTGGCGGCAGGTGGCATGTTTACCTTAATGATGGGATTAGGCAAACAAGCCATGGTCGGTTACATGATGGTGGCTAAAACATGGTCGGTTATGAATTTATTGCTTACTAGTGGATTAGTAGCATTAAGAACGGCTTTGTTTGGTGTTTACATGATGATGGTCGCTAACCCGATTTTTCTGATTGTTGCTGCAGTTGTGGCGGCCATCGCTGCAATTGGTGCCTTGGTCTATTACTGGGATGATCTCAAAGCCAGTTTCGGCGATACCACATGGTTTCAACTCTTAGAGGGTGCTATCACATTAATGACCGCACCGTTTATGGCCGCGTTTGAATTGGTCAAAGGTGGTTGGCAATGGGTAATGAGTGGCTTTACTGATACTAGCGGTTTTGATGGGTTATTTGCTGTTGCTGAAAAACTACGTGGTGTGTTTGGCGCTGTGTTTGGTTGGATAATGGAACAATTCGGCAAAGTGTGGAGCATGGCAAAGTCGGTCATGTCATTAATTCCCGGCATGGGTGGCGATGATGAAACGGGCAAATCTAAATCAGTCCAACAAGCGACACCTCGCGCCAATATTCCCCAAGGCGGTGCGGCTAAAAACATAGCTTCTTATACATCGGCATCAACCAGTTATGGCCCGATTAACATGCAAGTTAGTCAAATGAACTCACCGCAAGATTTTGCCTCTGAAATGGAAATGGTGGCGGGATAATGAAGTACCAGGATTTATTAATAGTAAATGGTGATCTTGTTTTAGATGCAGGCCGTAACCCTGAAGTGATTCAAGACCGCGCGGTTATTGCTCAAGATATTAAACACGCCATTCTTGAAAGCCAATTAGCGGTAATGATGATTGCAGAACGCAGCCAATCTAAAAAAGCCGATATTCGCACTCAAATTGAATTATTGGTGGAAGAAGATGTGCGTTTAGTGCCGGGAACTGTACGCATTGAAGAACCTCGAAATGGCACTTTGTATATTTTTGCCCAAACCACCGATTTTGGTGATGTGTCATTTTCAGTGATAGAGGCCAGCGATGAATAATATTCCTAAGCCTGATTTTACCCAAATGGCAAAAGATGCAGGGGTGCCGTTAGATGAAGCCAGTTGGAAAAAGGCACTAAAAGAAGAAGCTGATAAGCAAGGTTCTATGATTGCCAACGATAGCCGTTTTTCACCATTCTGGCGATTGATAGAACATTTAGTGGTAAAGCCAACAGTATGGTTGGTTACAACATTATTAGTCGGTTATGTGTTGCCGAATATGTTTGTCGCTACTGCCGTTGATCAGTGGTTAGATTTATGGGCATGGCAATATAACCTAAAGCGTAAACCTGCCAGCCGCGCCAGTGGTGTAGTGGTGTTTGCTCGCAGTGCCAGCAAAGGGCCCGCGATTGTAATCCCTGCCGGAACATGGATCCAAACCGAACCGATTAATGGCACCGTTTACAGGGTTAAAGTTAGTGGTGATACTACTTTGGCAGAAAATAACCTCACGGTGATGGCCGATGTAACAGCAGAAGATTGCGGGGCGGCGTTTAACTTAGGCGCAGGTTATTACCATGTATTGAGTAAAGCCATTCCCGGCATTGCATCGGTAAGTAATGAAGCTGATTGGTTAACTGCAGCGGGAGCAGATGCTGAATCAAATGATGATTTACGTTTGCGGATCCGCAACCAATTTACCAGCGTTGCCAAGTGGCATATTGATGCGGCCTATCGTGCCTTACTCACCGCCCGCGCAGGTATCAACAACGACAATGTTTATTTTGAACACAATGCGCCCCGTGGTGCGGGTACCGCCAATGCCTTTATTCTGTTAGACACTGGCGAACCAGCGCAAGCGATGATTGATGATCTTAATACCTACATTAAAAACCAAGGTCAACACGGCCATGGTGATGATTTGTTAGTGATGGCAATGCCAAATACTGAGATTGATATTGGTTGTAACTTGTACCCGTTCCCATCATTAACTGCAGAAGAACGGCAAACATTAATTGAACAAGTGGAATTATTTATTGGTACCGCGTTTCGTGAAAATACCGATTACAACGCTACTCGCACCGAACCTGCGACACGATTTAGTTTTTCACGCTTAGGCCAAGAATTACACCGTCAGTTTAGTGGTATTGAATCATTAGAATTTGATAACCGTGATTTTGTTACAGGTATGAATGTGCCCCGCATTAAAACCCTCGGGGTGATCGATGCAACTGCCTAAATTAAAACTGCCGTTTTGGATGGGTCGTGGTGAGCTGGCAAAGCTGGCGTTAGTTTTCCACGGATATTGGCAACGGGTTAAAACGGTATTGGAATTGCCCTTAAAGCAATTAGACCCAATGACCGCACCGATTGGCATTGTTGATTTATTAGCATGGCAACGTGATGTGCAGCGGTTAGCCAAAGAGCCAGAAACTATTTACCGCATTCGTGTGGCTTTTGCTTATCAGTTCGCCAGTGGTGCGGGTTCGGTGGCTGGTTGGCATGATATGTTTGAAAAACTGGGCTTTGCGCACATCACCCTTGATGAACGGTTAAGCCATGTTGATTGGGATGTGATTAGCTTAAAAATCCGTGATGGTGATTTAAGTAGCATTCCGGGTTTATTGGATGAAATGTGTCGCCAGTATGGACGAACCTGCCGCCGCTACCAATACACCACTTATTTAGAAATGCCTATTATGGCTAACCCCAATTTATTAGATGGTGATCAGCAGATTGCCGTTGCAACAACAAAACTTGAAGTGATGGTGCTACCAAGCCCACAAACAATGGATATGGATTTTGAATGCGTAGTGGCAACAAGCCGCGCATAGTCAAGGATGAAACAATGAGCAATACAGCAACCGTTATTACTACCAAAGCAGGTGAGGCGTTAATTGCCCAGATGCAGGCTGAAAATAAAGTATTGGTGATCGATAAGTTTATTTTTGCCAATGTGCCAAATCGCCCCGCGTTCCCAAACCGTGATGATGTTGTGCCGGTTGAACATGTGGTGCATGAATCTGCAGTACATGAGCAAGGACGCTTAACTGAGAACTCCGTGATTTATTCCACCACACTGGCAAGTAATGTTGGTCCGTTTTCATTTAACTGGTCGGGTTTATTTTGTTCTGAACACAATGTGCTTGTTGCCATTAACTTTCCACCGCCAGTAGATAAAACCGTTGATGCACCGGGTATCACGGGTAATACCTTAGTGCGTTCTTTCGTGCTGGAATATAAAGGCATTAGCGAAACAACCAATATCACTGTTGATCCATCAAGCTGGCAATATGATGCTCATAAGCGCATGTCAAAAATGGATAACGACACCGCGCAAGCGATCATCGACCAGAACGGCAAAGATTGGTTTATTGATGATGGCTTTACTGTTACACCACAATCAGGTGCTTATAGCATTAAAGCGGGTGCGGGGTATGTGTCCGGCCATCGCATTAGCCTTGAGTTTGATCGCATCATTCAGGTACCAGAAAAACCAGCCTTTATTTATGTCGATGCATTCCGCGAAGGTTCACCAACAGGTGAATGGCAAACGAAATTTACCTTTGTTGTTGCTGCAGATGAAAAAGACGATTACACCGATGCCCAAGGCGTAAATCACTTTGTGTGCAAAATAGCACAAGTGTTTGAAGATGGTAGTGTGAGCATGCTACGTAAAAAAGATAAAGTCGGGCATTACGTTGACTCTATCAATAATTTACACACCACCCGCAATGCAATTGAATGGCGACCGAATTTAAAAGTAAAAGCCAAAGACGCTTTGCAGTTATTTAGTTATACAGATGAACATGGCGTTAAAAGTTATTACTTGCCGAATGTTGTTGAATTGCCATTTGTGACTGGGGACTCATGGGATGATGATGTTGCATTAAAGATTTTTAATAAAAATGACGTCTTAGGTCGTGAATTTATTAATCAATATGGAATTGTGTGTGATGCTATTTATGATTATTGGATTGATGATGCGGTTAAAAATCCAAACCCTTCAGATAATACAGATGTGTTAAATAAATCAATCGCAACAGCTATTGATAATGGATGTCGACGTGTAATAGTTGATGGCGATTTGTATTGTAAAGGGCGTATCCTTGGTGCGTCAGAGGTTATTTTAGTTGGTAATGGTTCTATTAAATCATCATGCCTTGATAATTTCGGGATTTGTGTTTCAGCAATGAATACAAATGCTAGACCTGTATTAAGCTTTAATCCGATATTTGATTGGTCACGTACATTTAATAAAGCTATTGAAAACAAAGTATTAAATGTCGTAATTATTGGTGACAGTATATCAAGTCAGAATCCAGACACATTGAGTGGACATGATGATTTGACTACTTATATTGAAGGGCAATTAAAAGAAGCTATTGGAGGCTATGCGGTCACTGGTGTTGTATTTAATTTCTATAATCGAGCTATTGGAGGGGCTACGATGGAAGCATTTAACGCTCCAGTTTTACCACATTACTTGCGAAAAATAGCAGCAGCCAATGCTAAGTGGTATACAAATTTTGAACGGCCATGGTTTGATTATATTAAGGATCTTAATGCCGATTTGGTAATTATTGGATTTGGAATGAATACTGAAAATACGACAGGATTATCTTTTACATCTTTGAATGAAAGTTGGTATAAATTCTATAATCTGGAAAAATCACCATCACTAGCTTTTATAACAACACCAGTGCCGTGTAATAACGATAAAGATAAAACATTTTCAGGTTATAAGAGTCAGGCTGCACGCGATGCTCAGGCAGAACTATATCGTTCATTTGCTATGACCAGTCGCTCGTTTGTATTAGATGTGAATGCGAATCAGCAAATAATAAATGGACGTGGTGATGTGGTTCATTACAGTAAAGAGCAGTCATTTAATATAGTAAATAAAGCCAAGAATGAAATTACTGTATCTGAACTAACAAAGTTTTTTACAATTGAATTCACATTGAAGGAAATTAAAGGTGTAGCTCAATGTATTTATAATCTTAATCCTTTTGATAATTCATTTAATAACACAATACAGATTACAAAGAACGAGGTGCGTAGCTACACAAATAGACGGGTTATGAAAGCTGTAAATGTTAGTAATCCTACGGGTAAAGTAGTGAAAATTCATGTCGATCGATTACTTACTATCGTGGAAATAGATGGAATAGAGGTCCTAAGGCACAACGGCTGTTATGAAAACTATTGGGAAAGTGATATCCGTTTATCGGGAGCGGTTGTTGATGACGTTAAAGTTGCGGTAGGTAAGCCATCGACACCCTCTCGCTGGATGGTTGATGAGACGATGTGGGGCCAGTATGAACAAGATTCATATGGTGTTAAACCAAAAATTGGCGGGAATGGTGTAAATCATCCATCAACCATTGGATTATCTAAAGTGTACAAGCCCTGTGTTGATGACTTTATTCGTTATTTAGGTACTAAATCTTATTCAAATCAACATGTACCAAAGATTATATGGGAAGGTATTAAAGATGTTGGGCAGATTACTATTAACGATGGTGAGTCGTTATCTAATCATCGGAAAATCACTTTTGTTTTTGGAAACAATGATAAACAGGCTTCGACTAGCGTAACAACCTTATATAGCACTCTACATAACGATGCTCGAATTCAACATCCAGCATATGCAAATAATGAAATGAAAGGGTTCTTAATTGTACGTATGATGTCTAATTCTGTTCTTCAGATAGATAGAACTGATAACGGTGTAAGCGGTGACGTTTTACTTCAAGTTTTTGGTGAATAGAATAAATGCTAACCCTCGACGGAACCCAACTACCACTAAAAAACCTGCGCATTAGTGTCCGTCAACAATTGGCCGGAAAGGATATGTCCGGCCAATCGTCAGCGACCGACCAAGCGGAAACAGGGACTAAAGGTAAGGTGCTGGCAATTGCTGGCATTATCCCATTTAACCAACCAAACCTATTAACGAATATATTTAGCATGGCAGATACCCAAGATAACGGTGCCCGCCATGTTTTCCGCATAAGCAATCGCACAGCGGAAACCTTAAAGATTCGCCAAGTTAAATTCCAAGGAACGATTCGAGCAGATGAACAAGCCAATTTAAGACAATGGCAAGTGGCCTTTGAATTAATAGAACATTTATCAGTGCCGGAACGTAAGGAACAGCGCCAACCGGATAAACCTGCCGCACAACAAAAAGTGCAAGGGGAAACCACGCCAGTAACCAGCACAGAACAAAACGATGATGTGCCGCCAGATACTGCAGTGGAGCTAACCGGAGTAATGGGCATATTAAAACGGATTGATAACCAACTCGCATGAATAAAGACATTAATAGTAAATTCCTTTGCCGCGCCTATTTAGGTGCGGCAAAAGTTAAAACCAAAAGTCATCGTATCGTCTTTAATGAAAACACTCCCGGACGATGCATCATCACCGTTGAAGGTAGCCCCAACGTAAACACCATTGTTGCGGTCGATTTAGGTTGGGGCGATGCCATTAGTCGGGTGTTCTTAGGTTATATCGAACGAGTGCAGCCAGCCGATAATGGTTGGTCCGTTATCTTCTGCCGTGAACTATCCGCCATCTTGTTCAAGCCATTAAACGTAATGATGCGCCACCCAACACTAATGCAGCTGCTTGGTGAAGTAACCGATAAAACCGGATTGCAATTTGTGGTACCGGAACGCGCCTACAGTAAAACAGCTATACCGTGTTTTTATTCCGATGGTAACGGCTATCGCATCATGGATGAATTAGCCCAAGCATTTAGCATTGATGATCTATTCTGGCAGCAACAAGGAAACGGCCAAATTTACGTGGGTAGTTGGGCCGATTCCTATTGGTCAAATAAACCCATCACCATACCGGCTCAATTAATGACGGGCCAAACCGCCACCAAATCAGTCCAAGTGCCAGCTATCCCTAAGTTAAAGCCCGGTGTTGTCGTTAATGGCTTGCGGTTATCAGCGGTTGAGTTTTCAGATACGGAGGCAAAGCTGACATGGAAAACACAATAAGGCGGATTATCTATCGTTTGTTTCCAGAGCTAACGGGTAAATGGCATTTGCCTCGATGGGGTAAAGTGGTGGCATTACCTGAGCTGCCAAACGAGGGCGATTATTCTGATCGCTTTTATCCTCATTACGCGGTTGATATTGTATTGCTCGATGAAAAGGGCGTGGAATATAAAGACAAAGCCCCGTTATTAGCAGTGCCATTACCAGTTCCGGGATTAGGTGATCATGCAGGAAGGCTAGAACCGCCTGCTATTGGCGCCATTGTAGAGATAGGTTTTATCTTTGGGCAACCGGATAAACCTTTTATTCGTTGTGTGCTGCCGCTTGGATTTAAACTACCAGGAATAAAAGCCGGCGAAAGCCGTTACCAAAAGCGCAAAGGGGTTTACCAGCTAGTAGACCAAGATGGTAACTTTGTGGATGAAACCGATGTGTTGGCCTCACTGCAGTGTAAAGTGCGCAACGTGTTAGCCACTGAATCACAAAGCTATCAAAGCCCTAAGACATGGGTAGGTTCTGAAAAAGAAAATGTATTGAGTTTACTCAGTGATCTAATGCAAGTGGTCACGGAGCTATCAAGTACCTTAGCCAGCCATACTCATAACAGCCCAGAGACTGGGGCACCAACAACCCAACCTAATCAAAGTGACGGCATCACAGGCCATGGCAAAGCATCAACCAAATTAAAGCAACGCTTGGATCCCATCACTAAATAA